ACTAAGTCGTAATATTTGAACTCAGTATCACCTACAAAAGTTCTACGCATTTCATACAATAAAGTATTCATTGTTTACTCCGTTTAATTGTTATAGGCATCATTGCCAATTTATATAGCAAGTATAGTTGAACAACAAATAAAGTCAATTCCCACATTTGTCGCACCCTATAACTTGTTATATGTTGCGTTATATACCGATATAGTTTTAGTTTTATCTATATCACTATACACCATAAAAGATTTACTTTTACGGATTTGCTTTTGAAATCTCGAATAAGTAGAGGGGTATAGGCTTCTAATACTCGAATTGTTTTTAGTTCTATAAAAGAATGGTGTTTCGGTTTCCAAATCTTTTACAATGCTATCATATAACAGTTGGATGTTTCCAAATGTTTTGATATTCTCTTTGAAAAAAGATGCGTACATTTTTTTCATTGGTATTTACTCCATTTTTCTTGCCATATTTCAGATATTACATCATCAATATGATATTCATAGTCATCTGAACCCATGAGTAAATCAATATGATTTAACATAAAGTCAGCAAACTCATTTTTGTTTGTAAAATTGCCAATGTTTTTATCGGCAATTTTGTAAAATTCTTCTACTTTGTCGTGTATATAATTAAACATACCCATTTTTAGTACCTCGCTTATTTGTTTTGTTGTTTGTCAATGTACTCCATAAATTTTGTTTTGTCAAATGCACGATTGTCGCACTTTAACATTTCCATAAAATCACTAATTAATGCATTTGTGACATTATGTTTTGCTAATAAATCAGCAATTTTTATATAGTCTTTTCTTGACATAAGTTGTACTCCCGTTATATTTAATTAGTATAGTCGCTTTTTAGTTTTTGTAAAGTAGCCATATTGACGCAATGGCATACCCCATAGTTATAGTGAATAGAAATAAATCTCCCATGTCACCTCTCCCGTTTTATTCGCTTTATTGCGTTTTAAATATAGCAAAATTTTGAGATCGTATCGGATGCTCGTTTTATTCGCTATATTCAAAACACTATAACAGATTGATTTTTTAAGTCAATTTGCTAGAGTGTCGCACCTCAATATTGAGATGCGATAAATTTTTTGCCATTAGCAGTTTTTAGCCATTCGGACATTTCTGCTTTAGCTTTGTTTTTTAGTGAGATAAATTCCTCAGTACAATATTTGTACATTTTAGAATTATTCTCAAATTGCCAAGCCATTATAGGCTTTTTTGAGGGGCTTGTCCATTTGCCATTGTGTCGCATAGGTGAAGCACCCAATCGGCTAAGTTTATTATGGCAAACTCTATAAGTAGCAGTATTTGACATTATTTAAACCTCTTTAGTTGTTAATGATTGGGAGTATGAACTAATAAAAAATTAAATCAAGAAAAAAATGAGGGGTGCGACAGGAATGTACAAAGTCGGCTTGTCTTATTATATATAAAAGGTGTTTTTTCGGAGATACTATTTATTCGCATTTGTCAATCGGCGTATTGTCGCAGGCGTTGGACATATTGTCGCACCAATTTTTAGTCGTACCTCTCCCCTACCTATATACTAGGCATATGCCCCGAATTGTACCATTTCTAAAATATGGATACACTGTGCATATTGTCGCATGTTATCCACAGGGGGTGCGACCAGAATGTACAAAATTTTTAAATTATTTTATTGCTAATAAAAATTAAATCATTAGTATCTATAATTAATTAACAATATAACGGAGTAAATAAAATGTTATTAAAAGCAAAAACACTAAAAAACCTTAAACACCAAATCAATCGTCAAATTGATGGTTTGGGCTTTAAAAAAAGACTTCGCCCATTTACTACAATTTGGACTGTGGGGCGGGGTAAACATTTTGCCCGCATCCATATGGTTAAAGCCTCTGATTATTCGGGGGCTTCAATATGAAATATATGAAAGTAAATTTCAGTTTGGATGATCTTAATAGATTGGCAACAGTATTGGGGGGTGATACGGCAGAATTATCAAAGCAATTAAATAGCCCCGATCAGTTGCTTAAAGGTTATGAAGCTGAACATAAATCCGTAATTAAAAAAGAAATAAAAGAAAATAATATTTTACGCGACTATATAAAATCGAATATACAGGTTTTATTAAATCAGAAATAAAAAATAAAATTCGGGGTAGGGGTTTAAAATCAGAACCCCCACCCCAAAAAATTTTTACCCCCATATATACATATATGCACCGAAAAAAATTTTAGCAAAATTTTAGCCTTTTTCCCGCTCAGGGTGTGTGCTTACGTTTGTCTATGTAGTCTTTGAGCCTGAGGTCAATCCTGTCTGAATTCCCCGTGCCCCCCTCCGAAAGGAAGTCAGCTAGCATATCAGAAAACTGGTTAGGGCTTAGCCCATGCGACAGCACGCGCAATAAGCGGCTGATGCGCCGCTTTATCTTATCTGTTGTTAAGATTCTATGATGTCCCATTTTATCAATCCTGCGGTTTTGTGAGGGGGCACACCAAGCGAGTCAGGTGTTTCAAAGCCCCCTCTCTTACAGGAGACACCCTCGGGGAGAGGGATGCTGTAATGGTATCATAACAACCCTTGCCAATACAAGCCCTGACATGTTATAATCTTTTTATGGCAAAGAACGAACGCGGGTTGACAGACCGCCAGGAAATTTTCTGCGCGGAATTTATCAAAGACCTAAACGCAATTGCAGCGGCGAAACGGGCGGGCTACGGCAAGCTCACCGCGGAGCGCAATGCATACAAGTTTTTGAAAATAGAAGCGATCCGTAACCGTATTGAAGAACTGAAGGCTAGCTCCTTTAAGCGTACCGCGATTGACGCAGATGATATCTTGCGCCGTCTGGTTCGCATAGCGGATGCTACTGAACAGACTGGGGATTACAATGCGGCGATTCGAAGCCTAGAACTTTTGGGTAAACACAAAGCTCTGTGGACAGAGAAGACTGTCAACGAAACAACAATCATGAATGCATTTGCTTCTGGTAACTCGGATGAGGATATCCAAAGAGATGTGGAACGATTAAAGCGAATCGCAGCGCCAAAGCTCAAATTAGTATCAGGAGACAAAGAATGATTTTAACACCAAATTTAGAACCATATGTAGGGCAGCCAGACGTAGATGTTTATTCACAAGTAGTATTGTGGGGCGGTCTTGCATATATCGCAGAATAATTTAAACTATACAGTTGAAGACAGAGACGCGGCAACTCGCCTAGCGGTCAAACAAGCACGAGATGACTTGCTAGCATTTGTCATGTTGATGAATCCTAGCTTCAATGTGGGTCCACATCACCGCCTTTTGTGTGATGAATTGATGTCATTAGAACGTGGTGACACGGATCGCTTGATGATATTTATTTCACCGCGTTCATCTAAGTCTTTAATCACTTCAACTTACTTCCCTGCGTGGGCATTAGGGCGTAATCCTTACTGGCAAGAGATCGCAGTATCTCACTCAGATGATTTGGCAACCCGTTTCGGACGTACAATCCGAGACATTATCAACACCACAGCATACAATACTGTATTTCCTAATGTAAAAATTCGTAAAGATAACCGCGCGGCAAACGCTTGGGCGCTAGAACACAAAGGAAATACCGCAGGCAGCTTCTTAGCAGCTGGTTCTGGTTCAGGTATTGCGGGTTTTGGTGCACACTTAGCTATCATTGATGACCCAATCTCTGAACAAGACGCGTATTCTAAGACCAGACGTGAACAATTAAACGAATGGTACGCCTCAGGTCTACGAACAAGACTTATGCCTGGCGGAAAAGTGGTGCTTGTGATGACAAGATGGCACGAAAATGACCTAGCGGGTCACCTTCTACAGCAACAAGAAGCTTCACCACTAGCAGATAAGTGGGATGTGGTACGAATACCAGCGTTAAACACTGCAGAATCTGCATCACAACTAGAAACAGCGCGTACAGAATTAATTTCACAAGGATATTTGCGCGAAGATTACCCAGAAGCAAAAGTAGGAGAGTCTTTTTGGGGGGCACCTGACCGCGAAAACGGATTTTGTTGGACAACAGAGGACATTATCCGTACAAAAAACAACACACCCCCGTTTAAGTTTGATGCATTGTACTTACAAAGCC